TGGGTTAGCCATTTGTGCTCCTTATCAAGAAACTAGTATAGCGTTTAACCAGTCCAAAGTAGGACTAATTGTCTGCCATTGTTCGGTAATTGGTACGTCCATCCACTTGAAAGCTTGTAGGCTGTAAGCTGTAGGTGAAAGATTAAGTGTAATGTTCAAAGCGCCTTTAGAAGCTGAAAATGTCCAACCTTCTACAAAGCCTTGGAAACCAGCAGGAAGCATATTTGAAGGTAAGTCAGTAATGTCTAAAGGTAAGCCCATAAATACATTAAGTAAGGTATCTCTGTCAGTATTGTCAATTTCGCTAGAAGCTAAAGGGAAAGTAATAGACCTAAACATAAATTGCGGATAAGCGCGTAAAGCTAAATAAAACGCAGCTTGACTATTTGCCGCTGCTGTGTGTTCTAAGCTGGTGGTTATGTTCTGTCCTAGCTCACCATAAATAGCTATAGAACCTGCGTCTGTAGCTGTGACAGTTTGATTGTTCTTATAGGTAATCTTGACTTCATTTCGGACGTCTCCAGAGCGTTTAGCTATCCTAAGTCCAGAACCAATAGCATGATGCCCGGTAAGCTCTACATACCCATTAGCTGCTAGATACTGACTTCTGTGGGTACTGTCAGCATAAAATATACGTCCGCTTGAGTCTTCACCAATAGTGCCAAGTCCAGACCTAGCTAAATTTGCAACAAGGTCATAAGCTGTAGTTGGACTGGAAGAACGAGCTGTAAGCTCATAATCTCCGGGACGGTCAATCTCACCAAGCCCTGAATTTTCAGCATTAGCCCAAGTAGTTGTAGCTGTGTAATTAGACCATGTAAGAGCAGCTGGTACTTGACCCCAAGTGTTATACAACAAAGGTTCAAGAATTGAATAAATCTGGTCTCCGTCAAAATCCTTCGAAAGCACACCGTCCGTAAGAACTTTGGTCAGCTTAGCTAAAGCTCCCAAGGCTTTAATGTTAATAACTTCTACCATGCCTTTTGAGCCTGATTTATCCACGCTTATATCTAAATCTGTAATAGTGCCACCAAATAGGTTAACAAAGCTTCCAGAGCTGTTTTTGACCTGTATGAGAACACTATTGTTTATATCTAGTGGGATTGAGCTACCGTCTGTGTTAATTATTGTTACTGAACAGTAACCTGCTACAGCCTGTGAATAAATGTCTGTTCTGCCTGATGTAATGGTCAGGTTGGTTAAAGTTAAGTTTGTGTAGTCAAGATTACCATTTATGGTTATCTTCCACTCAGGCGTCCACTCTGACACTATCTGTCCCTAAAATTAAAGACAGTACCAGCTCCACCGCGAGCCGCTGAATCTGTTGCAGCATCCGCAAGGCTGCGAACTACTGACTCACCATCTCCTACAATTCCATTAAAGTTAACAGTAAGAGTTGCAGCTTCTCCTCTACGGAAAGAACCAACATTAAATCCGCCTGTAGACTCAATAGCTCCTACTGACTGAGCTTGACGTTCTAAGACAGCTATTTGAGCTTGGTACTCAGCTAGCTTTGCAGCTCCGGCTTTTTTGCTTATGCCGCCGGTTTCAACCTGAAAGACTGTCTCTCCAATACTCTCATTAAGATTTGTAAGTTTGTCTACTAAGTCTTTTAAGCTTGTTGCAGCTTGTGGTGTGAATAATGAGCCGCCAGCTCCACCGCCGCCGCCAGCTCCACCGCCGCCGCCAAAACCACCACCTGCAAAACCACCGCCGCCGCCAGCTCCACCGCCAAGATATGTACCAGATTGAATTGGGTTTAAGCCGCCTGTAGTGCCATCTCCTAAGTCAATGTTTGAAGTAGAGTTATTAGCCAAGGCATTAGCAGCTGAAAGAACACCAGCTGCAAGAGCCGCAGCTCCTACGCCAAGTAAAGGATTAAGCGCAAAGGCAGTAGCTACACCTGTGACAATAGCTGACGCCTTCAAAGCGTTGTAAGCCATGATAAGGCTCTTAATTAAAGCAATAGTAGCTGTGACCGCAGCTGAGATTTTACTAACTACAAAAACAGTACCCACCACACCAGCTGTAATTATTAAAAGCTCTTTGAAGTCATAAACGGTCTTGGCTACCTTCTTGACCATTTCACCAAATTCGTAAGCTCCTTCTGTAGCTTTACCTGACTCATTTTTAGCACCAGTCAAGCCGGCAATAAAGGCGTTCATATTCGGTACAAAAGTAGTTAAAATAAAAGTAGCTAGTCTTTCAACAATAGGAAGTAACGCAGCTCCTATAGCTTCTTTAGCTTCATCTGTTGCAATTTGAATACGCTCAAATTTCTTAGCTGTAGTCTCAGCTTCATTTTCTGCAAAAGTCCCAAAGGTTCTTTTGAGAGTATTCATAATTGCGTCTGTGTCTTTTGACTTTAAGATATTTGCATCAAGTCCAAGACCCAAGCGTCCTAGTGAAGCGGCGTTGCCATCGTAAGCTTTACCTAAAGCATTTGAGACAGCTTCAAGCGGTTTACCTGTTGCAGCTGAAATATCAAGAGCTAAGTTAAGAAGGTCTTGAGCTTCCGTAACTGAGTTTGTACTTCTGGCTAGTCTCGCTAGAGATGGACGAAGCTCATCATCAGTAACACCAATAGCTACAGAAGTTTGAGAAATCCAAGTCTCAACAGCTCTGGTCTGTTCAAGAGTTGCACCTGTTGAAACCCTGAGAGTTTCTGCAAGCTTACGCTGAGCCGCTTCATCAGCTAGCGCGTTCTTAATTGCAGCTGTAGCGAATACGCCAATAGCTGCCGCAGCTGCCCCAAATGCAACAGTAGCTTTTTTAGCTATGTTATTTATATTGCCTGAAAAAGTCTGTGTGTCTTTACTAGCCTTGGAAAGACCTTTAGTTAGATTATCTACGTCTCCAAGGATGGAGAGCTTGAGCGTTCTGGATTTCTCAGCCATTACCAAGGACTCACAATTCTCTTAAAGGCGGTTTCCCAGCGAGCAATAATGTCAGGCTGGATAGCTCGCATAGTTGGAAAAATAAAGTAGCCTGTGTTGCCGCGCTGACCGTAGCGTGGTGTGCGAGCGGCAAATTGCGGATAATTCTTAGAACCAAATTCAAGACCAGCTAAAAGACCGTTACCGCCTTCTCTGGCATAATTGAATTGAGTAGTAGCTCCACCGCTAAATCTTTGAGAAGCAAAGCCAAAAGCCAATTCACCAATCTTAGAAGTCTTGGAAACCTTGACGCCTTGAGCTACGCGCACCGCAGCTTTAGAATTTGGCGCGCTCTGTGCAGCTGTCTGAATTTTTCCAGCTGCGTATTCAGCTAAAGCGTTTGACTCTTGTTTAGCTTCTTGAACAGCATAATCAGCCATCTTTCCAAATGACCGAATAATTGCTTTGATTTCATCTGGGTCATAGCTTACGGAGCGTACAGGCTCAATGACTTCTGCCATGTTCTGTACGCTCCTTCACTATCTCAAATGCGGTTAAAACGTCTTCTGCGGTTTTGAATTCGCTTGGACTTATTTTGTACTCATAAGCCAAAAGCCAAAGTATCCGGCTTATGCTTCCGGCTGGGTAACTTTTGGGTCTGCATCTGTGACCGTAACTTCCGCTACTGTCTCCATCCAGACTTCAAAAGCTTTTACAGGCTTTCCGGCAGCTTCACGCTTGTGAGCGTTGTACGCCAAAAACATTAAGTCCCAAATGCCAATTGACTCTTGAGCCTTACTAATTGTGTTGCCTGTTGCCTTTTCCCATTTAGCCCACTCAGGTGGTTGAGCTGTGTAAACAGCTTTTTGACCGTCTGTGTATTCGATACTGATTGGCAGTTTCATCTTGTTCTCCCGTTTCTATTTGTTAAGCGAAGTTTTCCGCTGGTGTACCAATTACTTGAAATGACAATGAAACTGTTTGTGCGTCTGGTGCAGTACCGCCGGCTGATGGGAAGTTTGGCAGAATTTGGAAACTAAATACTGCGCCTGATGCAGCTGTGAATACTGTGTTAATTCCTGTGTTCGGTGCTGACTCTGTAGCGTTCCACAAAATCTCACATAGAGAACCTGCTACGCCCCAATCTGCCAACATTTCAACTGCAAAAGTGAAATCGTTGTCAATGACCTTAAAAACTTTTCCATCCAAAGTTTCGTAAGCTTGACGGTTTGTTGTCCCTGTTAAAACTGCGCTTGTCGCTTGAGCATCGAAAGTGTTACCACCGATTGTGAAGGTAACATCTCTGCCCGTAATTACTGTGGTAGGCACTTTGACTCCTTAGTTAGTTTGTTCATAGTAGGTGCTGACGTTTATATCTGCTACTAGCAAATTGCTTACGCCAACTTGAGTTACGGTAGGTCTTTCAACCGCTCCAATAACCCATCCAGCTGGAATAACAGCCAGAATTTGAAGTATTAGCTTC